AAGAATTTTCAGGTCTACAGGATCAATATCAGGTTCCATTCTATCTCTCATACCTTCAATGTTTTGAATTTATCTTGTTTAAATCTATTATTAGTGGAAAATTCCTGCCCAGAATCTACGATATCTTCCTGAGCCGAGTTCTCTACATCATACAACTTCATCCTACTTTTGTCAATACCCAAAACAAATCTTTTATTGATGGTAGGATCGGAAAATCTGTTTTTCAACTGTTTTACTTGGATTTGTCCTAGTTTTTCCAGTTCTTCGGAAGTTATTAATGCAAACATAAAGTCCGCTGTTGCTGGAAGACCGAAACTTTCCGACGTATTTGTAAGGTCCACATCGGAATTATCAAATCCTTGTCTGTTTGTCTGAGTTGCTGATAGAATGGGAACATCATATTCCACAGCCAGTCCTCTGAGTTCCTCAGCAATAGATTTAATATAGGTATAGGAATTTATATTCGCTCCAGGCTTAACTCTGCTAGAGCAGCAAATATTGAGATAGTCAATGATCACAACATCAGGCTTAAACGACTTCTTAAGATAGAGTTCATTGAGAAGTGTTTTGAAATGGAGTGATCCAGCAGATGCAGTAGGATATTCTTTGACAATCAATGTGCCTGTTGTTTTTGTCTTGATAGATTGAATTTTCTTTTCATACAGTTCTTTTGGTAACGCAACAAGATCATCAAAATTGACATTCATCAAGTTAACGTCAATTCTCGTTGCAACTTCTTCTTCCGCAAGCTCCAATGTGATATACAGAACATTCTTGCCCATTGCTGTCCATGCTGCCGCACAATGACACATGAACAAACTTTTACCTGCACCTGTTCCTGCCAGGATGATATTGAGAGTTTTCTTTGGTAGACCATTTTTTGTGATCTTATTCATAAACTCAAGATCAAACGGTATTCTTTCTTCGACTCTATGATAGTAAGCAAATCGATCTTCATATTGCGAAAGATAGTCATGGCCAACATTGGGATCAAAAGATACAGCAAGAGCATCCGATAGAATTTTAGGAATAGCTCCTTTACTCGTATTTCCTTTTTCGTCCTTGATAATTTCAATTGATTTCATGATGGCATTATACAGAGACTTATCTTGACAAAATTGCTCTGTATGATCAATTAACCATTTGATATCGGGCTCTTTATCAGTTCTAGATTTCTTTGTCTCTTTTAGGAACTCTTGAATGTTTCCGATAACTGTTTCAGAATATCCAGAAACTGAGTCTATATCAACAGCCAAAGATTCCTCTGTAGGAGGCTTATTATATTTGAGAACAAAATCTCTAATAGACTTGAAAAGAAGTTTATCATCATTCTCAAAAAAGAATTCCTCCTTAAGGAATGGTAGAGACTTTCTTACAAAGTTCTCATCTTTAATCAGATTTCGGAGGATTGTTTTTTCGATTGTTGACATTCTTTTGTTCTGCCTGTTCTACTATATCAAGAATCATACTATTCAAAATAAGTCCAATATGCTCTTGAAATTTTCTATTAGCTCTCAATTTCTTTTCGGAAAACTTATCAGGTATTTCAATTAACTCATACTCAAACTTAATAACAGCTTCCTCTCCTTCCTTTTCATGAATCCTAACATGCGTGTATCTTAACACAATATCTTCAAAAATGCAATTCATTAATTGAATAGGAACAGTATCTTTTTTTATGTCGTCACGGAAGAAGAAGTCGGTACCTGATTTCATGATTATTTCCTTTTTAATGAGATGGATTATACAAGTCAAAATCATCCATATCAAAAAGATAAATCACCTTCATTTCCTTGGGAAGATATAAGTCTGAATTGATTCTTGTTTGATTATGGATATTCTTGTTAACTTTATTGACAACAGTAAACACATAAGGAACAAAAGATAGTCCTTCTTCCTTTGTAATTATATCAAAAGCTTTTCTCATTGATCCAGATGAATTACAGAGGTCATCTACAATGAGGCAAGGCTTATCATTTGGAACTCCCTCTATCCAGTTTTGAAGACCATATGACTTTCTCTCCTGTCTGACGATGAAAGAGTCTACATCAATTTTAAATTTTTGAAGGAGGATAGGAAGAGCAACAACGAGAGGGGTCGCTCCTGTCTCTAGTCCTGTTATTTGAAAATCGAAGTTTCCTATTTCGTGATAGACCTTATAAATGAACAACTTAGTTAGTTGGTTCATAAAGTTCTTATCTAGAAGACCTCGACGCAAATAGAACATCCAGGTATACTGAGTACCTGGGACCTTACCCGGCATCAAAGTATTCCGAACTATGCAATTTTTGTTGATGTAGTCTTTGCATTCCTTATGGACTGCCAAGTATTCTTTTTCATTCGGTAGGAAGAACATCCTCAGTTTCCTCTGACATTAGTGAGCCTGATCCTGCAGATGAATACTTATCTTTGATGTATTCAGTGAATTTCTTATTCTTCAAAAGAGATTCCCAGATATGATCAGCCTTAAGAATTTCAGCTTCAGTATATCTCTTTCCTCTTGAACTTTCTAATTCATATCTACCTGCTACAGGTTTAACAATTAGACCAGCTTCAATAGCATTTTCAAGGAGTCCAGACCACTTATTGATTCCTTGATCGTATGTTACAGTGATAGGAATCTTCATTTTCTCTCGGACCAACCTAGACTTTTCGATATTGATGATAAAATGATATCCTTCAATCCTTTTTGTCTTATCGTCTTTTTCTTGCTGTCTTCCAATGATCCAAATATCTGCCGCCGAATAATATATTCCTGTTCCGCCAGATACGACATCTTTAGAAAACATTTCCATTGTCTTGTAAGTATGATTAATCGTAATCATAGGAATATCTTTGACAGTCAGATAAGGAGTAACAATTCGAAAAAGTGACTTCATTGCCTTTGCTCTAGTCATATCGGCAACAGACTTACCATCTTTAGCATCTTCAACTTCCTTCTTAGATGCTAGATTGCCAACAGAATCTACAATGACGCAGACTTTGTCCTTTCTATCAAAACTTTCCAATTGATTGACTAGATCATGTTTAAGTTCTTCAATGTTCGTGACAGGAGTATGAATAATTCTTTCCATGTCCATGTCTAGAGATTCGAAATACTTGGTAGGAGTACCAAATTCTGAGTCATAGAACAAAATCACTCCTTCAGAATACTTCTTAAGAAATGCAGCACCTATGACCAAGGCAAACAATGTTTTGAAATGCTTAGAAGGACCAGCCAGAACTGTCAGACCTGGAATAAGACCACCATCTACCTTTCCTGACAGAGCGACATTAATCATAGGAATAGGTGTACTAATAGAGTCTTTGTCATTCAAAAGTTCCTGCTGAGTCAAAAGAGCAGTTTCTTTGATAGTCGAATTACTTTTAATCTTCTTTAGTAGATCGGACGCTGCCATATATACATTTCCTTTTTAGTTATTGGCTGAAGTTGTCGCTCTTGTCTTGATAACTTTTCTTAGGTATCTTTTCTTTTTTCTTGGTCTACCCGGCTTTTTCTTGAGCCTATATTGAGACATATCAATAAATTCCATTTTGGAAAGATCATTTCTCGAATCGATAACGGAAATATTGAAAGCAATCAGAAGAAAAATAGCCAATGGGTCGATCACTGATATCAGAACTATTATAACAATTCTGACAGTTTTGTCAAGCAATTTCGGGTCATTGGAGTCAAATATTAACTCTGCAACATACTTAATAGGTCCAACTTCGATTTCAATTTTTTTGACTTCCGTCTCTATATTGATCTTCTTAGTTCGAAGACCAACTATATCGGAATTTATGGAATTAATGTTGGATACTATTTCTTCTCTTTTGGCTTTCTCTTTATTTGCGGAATCAATAGCGATTTGAGATTCCCTTACATTCTTTCCTTTTTCCAGAATACCAGATGCAGCTTTGTCAATCTGACTCAATTGAATTTTCAAATCGTCAATTTGACTGAGTTTTTCTTTTATTTGAAGTTCTATCTTTGGTAACTCTGTACTGATTCCTGTATCTATTTTAAGCTGTTGTTCAAGATGAGCTTTAGATAGAAATCCAAAAATTCCCATACTTGTTATGAGCATGAGAATGACAATAGCAAATATTAAGTATGCCTTAACATACTTAGATGCTATATTCCACTTATAATGTAACCAAGAAACAGAAACTAGTTTAGAAATTTCTAGTACAGTTCCTAAGATAATAATTTCCCAGTATGCTCCTGAGAATATGGCTGTGAGTCCTACAATAGAATAGAACCCAGCGACGGCAGATAACGATAGTCCTGTCATAAAGACTATCGAATTGATTGTCATTAACTTATTCTTCATTTTCCCTCTTTTGCACATAGAAAAGGAGGAGCCTCCTAAAAGACTCCTCCTTACATAATAATCAGCAATGCTAGTCTTTATTACTTTACCCCGTAAATGACTTTCATTGCTACTTCCTCATTATAATACTTTACATAGTCCTCACTTCCTTTTTGTCGAATTTGAACATACTCAGGAGTGATAATTACTTCCTTATTCTCATAGACAAAGTAACAGTCTTTCTTCCTACATTGTCTAATCATTCCTGCATTGACCATATATGTCTGAGCAGTTAGAACTAGTTCATCAGTTGGTTTTGTTCCGTGATATGTCTTAATAAACACGACAAGTCTTAGAAAACTTTCAGATTGGAAATTTTGAGTTTCTGAGTATGGATGAGGATTAGACCTACTAACAAATCCTCTTTCAAATCGTGTTCCTACTGAACATCCCATACTAACAAAAGCAATGATACCAAGAAAGATAGCAATAACCAAATATCTATAAAGAGTCCCGAAGTCCATTTTGTTTCCTTAGGTTGTTGAACTTATAGTTTCCTTAGACTCATTACGCTAGTGAAGAATGGTAGACGTTAAGGGGATCGAACCCTTCCGTGAACGGTAATCTGCCGCTAAAGGGATTATAAAGCCCTCCTGCACACCAGTGCTAACGTCCTTATTTCCTTTCCGATTCTTTATATATTATATCTCTTCGGGAGAGAAATGTCAAGTGAATTTTTCAGTAGGAAACTTTCTATCAAAAGTCCTATGACTTCCTGTTCCGTTATCAAATTTTCCTGAATCATGTAGTTGAGAACATCGTCAGGAAGCATTTGAAGCTTATTAACTTTCCATTGAACAATTTTCCTAGCAAACTCATAGGCTTCTGGAGTTGCTATGGGTTGTTCAATATCAAAGTATTGTAATTCTAAGTCGTCGATCATGCGTAAAAATCCAATATGCTCGATGTTTCTTCACATTTCCAACCGATCTTATCTGTAATAATTTTGAACGGTTCTATAAAGGCTTTGTCAAATTGAGTATCATAATCAATATACTCTTTCAGATCAAATTCTTCTGGAATAACCTGAGAGAAAGATAATACGTTATTATTTAGAATAGGATTTGGTGTCTTGAGATATATCCATTTGATTTTCTCTCCTTCCTTAATCCTTTCGTATTTCTTTTCCAGTTTATGTTTCTTGAGGAAATAATTATACAGAATTGCTCCTCTGACATGAATAGGAGTAGAATCTTTCATCAACTCTGTAGTCTTGTCAGTATATTTCGACAGTCCATTGATTCCTGTTGGGAATGAAATAGATGCCAAGTCTGTTGTTTTCATTTCCGATCTAACATTGTCAATATAACTAATCAGAGTCTTTTGATCTTCATTGATTACAATCTCAATACATTTTTCCATCTTCTCTCTAAAGAAAGAAGGAGTGGAAGACTTCTTAACTTCTAGACCCATGATCTTTATTTCAGGAGTCTCGTATTCTACACCTTCTTGATTGAACACATTGAGAATATATCTTTTCTTAGCAGTCCAGATTCCCTTATTACATAGGGATTCTCTTTTCATATTCATTTTCTGAGAATAAGCATTGACAAGAATAGCAAGCTTCGAATAAGAAGAATCGATAAACGGTTGAATAATGTTTTGACATGAACGATCAAGAAATTGAATGATTTCTCTGTCTGTTGAATTTGGATTCTCTTTTTTAATAGTTTGACCCACAAGCTTAGCAAGACATAGGTAAATTGAGTCAGTATCCGATGCAATGACATAATCCTCATTCTCAGTCTTTAGAAGTTTGTTCATGTATTTATTGATTTCTCTTTCGATCCATTTGATTGAAAGCTGACCTGACAATGTAATTGCCAAGGCAATTCTCAGATCATAGAATCTGAAATATGGAGTACCACAAGAGCCATATAGTGAATTGAGACATACTTTCTTTGCCATCTGAAGATTCTTAAACTTGGCAATAGTCTTTTCAATTTCCTTTCTCTTTTGCTCGTCTTTTTCCTTCTCAAGGACCTTTTGAGCAGAAATCATTTCTTTTTTATATCTCTGTCTATCTTCAAACATCTTTCTGGTGATAATAGGCATGAATCCTTCCTTGTCGATTCTAAAGAATTGACCATTTGGAGTCACCGAAAGGTTTGCTTTTTTAAGATACTCAGTATTGAGTCCCTTATTCATAATAGATTCCACTGAAACACTAGAAGCTATGTCATGCATTTCAGAAGTATATTCAGAAACGGGCACAATAGTTTCGGGAGATATATTATATTGCAAAATCAAACTTGGATACAGGGAAGTCAAATCAAAAGATGCAATATATTCATGCATACCAATCTGAGGCTCTTTGACATATGCTCCGTCGAAAGACCGATCTTTTGTATTCTCTTTAGAAGGAGGAAGAACTATATTATTTTCCAAAAGATGACAATGAATGATCTGATCCCACATTCTAGTCTGCATGAATACATCATCAAAGTTTGTCTTAGAATCATATGCTAAAGTGAGGATCAATTCAATCAACTTTAGCTTAGCTTCCAGTTTTTCAACAAGTTCAGTATCTCGAATGTTGTATTCCATGAACAACTGGTAATTTTCTTTGTATAGATTGAAAAGATTTCCATACTCATCATAGCTAAGTTTTCTCTCGTCAAGTTCCACATGGCAGATGTTGTCAAGTCTATATGAATCCTGAGACTTACCCTCAGGAGCAAATTTCATATATGCATCCATATAATCAATTATAGATATTCCCCAAATCTTATACGTTTGAAGAACTCTATTTGATCTGAATCCTATTGTTATTTTCTTTTCATGAATGATTCCCCATGGAGAAAGCTTCTTGACATATTCTTCTCCAAGGACCTTGAGGATTCTGTTCACAAGATATGGAACATCGAAAAGCTTAATGTTCCATCCTGTTATAATATCAGGATGTCTTGCTGACCAGATGGAAAGAAACTTAGTTAGAAGTTCTGTTTCAGTTGAGCATCTATAATAAACAACATCTGGCCTATCAGATGTAAAGTTATCACATCCAAAGCAATGATATTTGTCATCACTGAATTTCATTGTGATGGCTGTTATTTTCTTATTAGCTTCCTCTGGTTCAGGAAAGCCATCATCTGACTCGACCTCGATATCTATATTTGCAATTCTAAGAGCAGAGATATCCCAATGAACATCTCCTTTGAATTTATCAAAGATGAAAGAATATTCGAACTTATGGTTTCCATAGATATTGAAGTTTTCAACGTCTTTATATTTCTGAATAAATTCTTTGGAACTTCTAATGTCTCCAGGTTTAAATTCTTCTACTGGTTTACCATGTACTGTGTGGAAAATAGATTGGTCTGATTTCTTATTATCAACAAATAAAGTCGGAAAGTATTCAACTTTCCGACTCACAGATCGTCCATTTTCCACACCCCTATACAGTATTCTATTTCCGTAGACCTGAACATTGGTGTAAAAATCTGTCATGAATATCCTTATCCTGGAAGAATGATTGACTCCGATGTTGGAGTGATAATGGGACTGAAAGTCTTATTATATTGATCCTTGAACTGACTAATAGGTGTCATTATAACAAGAATATGTCTTTTGTCAATAGAAAAGTCTTTGTCATCTGAAAATTCTGACCAAGGAGCAAATCCTACAGATGGATTAGCTGGAGCAGCCTTGTTTGGCACAATTACGATCCTGATAGGATTTCTTAGTCTTAGATTGTCAACACCGACTGCATCAGAATCTAAGAGAACTTCAGCAATAAGTTCTTCTCCAGTGATAAGCCTGATTAGTTTAATCTTATTAGAATTAATCATCTATTATACCTCCTGCATAATGAAATCAAAAACTTCAGCTACAATCCATTTTTCAGGAATGTATGTTACCTTGACTCCATTCTCGTTGCCATAGGTATATCTATTCTCATGATCAAAAACTTTGATCAATTTTTCCCAGCGTCCATCATATTCTCTCTGGACAAGTTGAGTTTCTAGGACCATTCTATTATACATTATATTTCCTTCTTTTTATGAAACGTACTTGACAGCTTCCATAACTTCATTGTAGGATTCTTTGACGAAATGATATGTATTTGCTACTGTATGAAGACAAGTAACAATATTCTTATCTTTCATTGTAGGATAAATGCTGATAATGTTTTTCAAATTTATAGTAATAGGAGCTAATTCTGGAGCCACACCATAGCTTGTAAGTTCTATCAATTGATTTCTCCATATTCTGATCTAGGAAGAAGTCTAAAGGCTGGATTTTTAAAGTCTGGAAGATCAGCTACATTATATGCTTTTGTTTCTGGAAGAGAGCATAACCATTGCTCATCCCTATATCGATCATCAGCCACATTTCTCAACCAATGATCTGTAGACTTCTGTTGAAGATCGTGCCACCAACCTATCGTGGCTGGGTTTGGTAGTTTTTTGATATGGTCTGTGGTTGCCCACCAGAAATTTCCACTGTAATGAGGACTAGGATTAACAGTGAAGTTAATACCAGAAACATCAAATTTCTCAATCTCGATTTTTTCAACGCATTTTCTCCAGTTAGAGATCACGCCCCAGTTCAAATATTGTCTCCAATAATAATACCTCTTTATCGATTCCATGTCAAGACTATAATGCTGGATAGTTCGAGTAATTCCTTTGGTATGAATATAGCATATCAAAGATTCCTCAGGAACAGAACTAGCAAAATTAAACAGTTTCCTATATGTCACATTTTCCGTGATCATCTTTGGACTTGCTATATTTCGAATCATTTCCTCGTCAGTATAGAAAGGATTCTCATGATAATGAAAGTTGATCTTAGATTTATTATCAGCAACAAACGATTTCAACAAAGTTTCAAGGTATTTTTGATGGGCAGAATTATCTGATCTATTTATCAAGACAAAGTTATATGCGTCAAATTGATCCAATAGATTAGAATCTTCCATAGCTTTCATCTGCTCTAGGATAATATCTAGAGTAGAATCTAAGTCCCACCGAACATAGATATGATAATATAAAAACTTTTTCATGGCTGAACATCCACTCCAGGAAAATACTTAACAAAAACATCTTTACCATTCATTCTTTTAGTCTTGATTCTAGATCGAATTTCAGAATAGAAATTCCATGCTAGAGGAACAAATGCAATCTTTTCAGTTTCTTCCTTAAAGAGGACAGATGGGTCCTTAATCGGAATAAAGGTACCAGGAGTGAACTTATCAACTTTTAGTGAATTATCATCCAGAATACTGTCGAAAATAGTATTGTTCATTCCTGTATAATTCAGAAATGTCATTCCCTTAGCTGCTGCTCCATATCCAATAATCTTATATCCTGAAGCTTTTAGTGACTTAATTGTCAATTGAAAATCAAGAGCGATAACTTCCACTTCTCTTTTATATTTTTCATAAGTTGAAGCAGTATAGAGACCTTTATTTTTCTCCATATTCTCCAAGTTTTCGATATTGAAAGTTCGAGCCACAGACTTATTCTTACTGATGACAAAGATATAGCTTGTTCCGTGTAGAGGACATTTGGTAACATCGATAAGATATAGTCCTGCTCTTTCACATAGCTTGCGCATAGATCGAATATTGAAAAATGAAATATGCTCATGATAAATTGTGTCAAATTCATTGTTCAAAATCATTTCGGACTGTGAAGTCTGAATGAACAAAAGAGAATCATTTGACATTAATTCCTTAGCTGCTTCTAAAAATCCCAAAGGATTGTAATTATGAGCAAATACATTCTGTGCTGTCAGAATGTCATATGTTCCACTATTAGACATTGCAAATTTCATGTCAAAATACTCTGGAAACACAATATGCTTCTTGGCTGAAAACTGAAGAAGATTTGAAGCTGGATCAATTCCAAATGTTTTCATACCTAGATTCTTATAATGATTAAGCTGGCTACCATCATTACATCCGATATCAAGAACTTTAGATGGCTTGAGAGCAGAAAGAACATTAAAATATTCAAATGTATATTTTGCGAACCAAGCAAAATGGTCATTCATAGTCTGAGATGTTCCAGACACATAGAGATAATTCTTGAACATCAAATCTGGATTAACAACATGAGTCAATTGAACATGAAAACAATCTGAACAGTGACAAATTCCTAGAGGATAGACTTCGGATGTTTCCTCATCTGAACTAAGAAGGGAATTAGCAAGAGGTTGATTCCCTAGATTCAATACAGGAACCAACTCATTACTTCCACATGCTAGACAAGTCATCAAAGGCTGAATATTTACATTATTTTGGGAAAACACGCTGAAGTCTCCTCTTTCCGTTTTTTTCGAATACAACCATACTATCATAAAAGTTAACGGAAGTCAAGTCAATAGCAATCTCATTCTTTCTTTCCTGCTCGGTGTCATATTCCGAATGCCAATCTTTGTTCAAAGTGTCGATGTATCCTTTGGCATATTCAATGAATGTTCCTTTTCGATGGAGACCTCCTCCATTAAATCGAATATAGCTTGTATGGCAATCTTCACAAATATAAACTCCTCCCTTTGAAATTCTAGGAAAGACTTTCTCAAATGTCAATATCTGTTGATCCATATAATGACCACCGTCATCAATGAACACGTCGATAGGAAAATCATACTTCTTGAAAAATGATTCCCAAAAATCTTCTTTACCTTGATCACCTATAACAACCTCAATGTTAGGATTGTCATACTTCAATTTTGAGCATTCAGTATCTATATCGATTCCAATGATTCGAGAATCTTTGGGAAAATACTTTCCCCACATATCCAATGATCCACCCTTTTGAACTCCAACTTCAATAACATTCAAAGGAGTCCCTAGCATGACAAACTTAGATAAGTGAGTTTCATAGACGTTGAAATATCCATCCCACTTATCAGATGCGTGTTCTGAATCGTTGAAAAATTCTCGGAGTTTTCTCAGGTATACTGTCATAGATCAATCCACTTTCTATTGTTTAATGTCCATCTTGTGATATCATGAAGTCTTTTTTCAAGACTTATTTTTGGTTCCCATCCAAGTCTTTTCATAAGACTTCCATCTAATGAATATCTTAGATCATGACCTGGTCTAGAACTATGAAAGTCCACCATTTCATATTGCGGAGTCTTATTTTCGAAAGAGTTTCCAATATACTTTACCATCGTCAGGTTATCAATTTCTTCTTTACCAACGATATTAAACTTGGGGCATCGAACTCCATACTTTTTCATTTCTTCTTCCAGAATAATCTTTTGATTGCTGTCTAGATTTAGAAGGAAGAAAACGGCTTCACAAACATCTTTCACATAGATATAAAATCTACTACCTGCCTTGGTTTTTTCTGGATTTGAATGGATATAAATCTTCTCGTTGTCTCTGATCTTTCGAATACACATAGGAACAAACTTTTCTGGATGCTGTCTTTCACCTATGATATTCATAGTATGACTTACGAACATTGGAATTTTATATGTGTTCTCGTATGCTACACAAAACTCTTCGGCAGCTGCCTTAGATGCAGAATATGGATTAGTAGAATTATACCTGTCATATTCTTTATACAGAACTCCTTCAGGTGCAGCACCAAAGATTTCATCAGTAGAGAAATTAATGAACCTTTCTAGGTTTGGCAATGTTCTAGCATAATTAAGAAGATTGACTGTTCCTACGGTATTGTCCATCAAAAATTCCATAGGATTACTGATAGACCGATCGACATGACTTGCAGCAGCTAGGTGAATAATGACATTAATATCCCCTAGCATGTTCCGAGTCAGATCAACAACCTCTGCCTTAAGATCGTGAAATACAACCTTGACTCTCTTTCTTTCCTTAGGAGGATGAGCCATAACAACTTCATCGAGTCTATTGAGATTGCCTGAATAGTCTAGTCTGTCTAGAGAAATAATATCCCAGTCTGTATTTGTCAGAAGGAAATCAACTAGATGATGACCTACGAACCCTGCGGCTCCTGTGATCAATACTTTTTTTCTCATTATCTTATCCGTTTCCTTTTCTATATATTGCCAATACGTCTTGTGAATCTCTAAACGTATATTTCACATCAAAATTTTCTTTCATATACTTGGGGAACCAATCTGTAGTCAGATATTCCATTTCCTTGAAAGCATTTGCCTTGTCATACCAACTTTCTTTCCTCATATGTTTGATTGAAGTTTCATGAACCACAAATGCAGGAAGGCCAAGATATGCACACATGATCTTATCTATTCCCCATTCGGATTCATTGTATTGATATGCCTCCAGGAGTCTCAGAACTTTTCGAAATACATCATTCCTATAGAAACAGACTCCCATTTCAGTAAAGTTTGTTTTGGTAAATACAGCATCGTTTCTTTGCTCTAGACAAGGATACACTGTCCAAGAAGTTAGTGACTGCTGGAAAACTGGAAAATCAAACATTCTAGCAAGGTCTAATGCTCTGTTGAGAGATTGAATATCTGTGCAGTAATCATCATCCCAAATTCCTATATAGTCATAATTCACCCACTGAGGAATCTTTTCACTCATCAATTGAGGAGTTTGTTTCCACTTATATTTTATTGGATAATGGAAAAATGTATCATAAGAATTTTCCTCTGGAACATAATCTTCCTTGAATCCTACAATAACTGTTTCATATTTCCTATCTGGCTTAGTAAATCTCCAGTGATTATCTTTATCATACTCATCATCAAAGAACATTGGGCAACCAGTAGGAGAAACTATAAGAGCTTTATCCATATCACCAGCTTCCCTTATACACATTACTTTCAAACCATGTCAGAAATCTATCCTGATCAAAAAACTTATTGACCTTCTGAAAGTCTTGAAACATTGGCTGGAGATACATTTCTTCATACAGATCAGGAGTCTGATCTATTTTCTTGATTACTTCAAAGAAAACCTGATCATCTCCAAAATCATGCCAGTTGATAAATGCCTTTGGATTAAAATCGACTTCGATAGTTGGACTTCCCCAATAAATGGGAATAGTCTTTGCACATAATGCTTCATATAATTTTTCAGTAGCATATCCAGGATATGAAGCATTCTCAAAACACAAATTAAATCTGTATCTATTGAGAAACTGAAGCTTAGCCTGAACTGAATTTTCTCCTCTAGGAAGAAAATATCCTATGTTATTGAAAAGAGGTCCTCCTGATGCTACGGGCTTATATGAATTTAGAAAAGTGAACCAATCATTTCTTTTCTTACATGCTCCATTCTTGACGACGAAAGAACAAAATCCTTTATCTGTAACATTTAGATCAGATGGAACTCTGTTAATAGTAGATGTATTTGGAACATTTCTATGATGGTTATCATAATCATAGATCACATATAGAGGTAACCTATAGTTGAATCCATTATTGTCATCATGATCAAAGGAAATTGAATGATGACAAGAGTAATTAAAAGGTCTCTCGTTCTCACCTGTATAGAAAATCTTTACACAGTTCTTGTTATCATAATATGAATTATGATTCCCGAAATTTCTATCCCCAAATATGAGATAATTGGGATCAGCATCATCTCTGACTACTTCGTATTTTGTAGAAAGAACTTTTGTGAAGAAATTTTCAATAGCACCGAAAGTATCTGTAAAACCAATCTTAAGCTTTTGATTCATCGATTTGCTTCTTTATCCATTTATATGTGAGGTGAATGCCTTCGTCTAGAGTGTACTTAGGTTTCCAGCCAAGGCATGATTCAACTAGACCATTATGGGAATTTCTTCCAGGAACTCCAACTGGACCAGGAACATAAATTCTCTTGAGTTTCTTTCTTTCGATTGATTCAGCCAATGAGACTAGTTCATTAATCGAGACTAGTTCTTCCGAGCCTATATTCATTGGAATTTGATGATTCGACTGGACTAGAAGTCTGACAGCATTGATACAGTCGTCGATATAAAGAAATGATCGAGTCTGTTTACCGTTACCCCAAATTTCAATTTCGTCTGTTGCTTCAATTACCTTTCGACAGATTGCAGCAGGAGCTTTTTCTTTGCCTCCTCTCCATGTTCCTCTAGGACCATAGATATTATGAAAGCGAGCAATTCGAACAGGTACATCATGATTTCTTGAATATGATGAATACAGTCTTTCAGAGAAAAGTTTTTCCCATCCATATTCAGAATCTGGATTAGCTGGATATGCCATAGATTCTCGACAGTCTTGCATCTTACCTTGAGTCTGAGGATAGATACATGCTGAAGAGGAATAGAATACCTTAGGATATGCCTTCCCTAGTCTAGCATTCTGAGTGACAAGTTGGTCTAGTAGATTCAAATTGATGGTCGCGGAATTATGCATGATATTGGCATCATTATCTCCAGTGAAAACATAACCGGCTCCACCCATATCAGCAGCCAACTGATATATTTCATCAAACGGTTGGTCAAAATGTTGAGCATATGTTTGATATGGATTTCTTTTACATCCCGCATATCCAATAGTTTCGGTGACTGATATTGGAAGTCTCAGATCGCGGATGACAAAATGATCTGTGATATCGTCTTTATTCATATATTCAGGTTCTTTTATATCGACTCCTCGAACCCAATATCCTTCATCCTTTAGTCTCTTGGCCAAATGAGACCCTATGAATCCTCCTGCTCCATATACTAGAGCAGTTTTTTGTTTAGTTGGTTCAATCATTATTTTACCTCGCATACCAAAAGAAATTGTCAAAGGAAACATTGATAGGATTTCCTATCTTCTTAGCTCTTCGGAGTCTAGCTAAGGCTTCCTTCACTTCAGTTTTTCCGTGGTTATTTCCACAGAATATACCGTTGGGACAAACATAATCATAATACAAATTCATGAGCATGTCAAGCTCAAAAGACGGTACGTCTGTTGTATTGATGCAGACCACATCAAACTTAGTGTTGGTTTCTTCATATTTTAGGATATCTAAGGAAAATCTAGTTGCATAGTCTTTGAGATTTTCCTCTAAGAGAGGTTGAAATTTCTTATCAGTGGAATCTAGTTGAACTCCACAGATAGACTTTATTTTGAAATTCTTGTCACTCTCAAAAAGGAAGTATGCATTTTCCCCTTTTTGAGTATTAACGTCAAGAATTTCAATTTGTGGTTTTGAAATTCTTTTGATATAAGGAAGGACACCATAAGAAGAAAGGCCACCAGGTGACCAAATTCCCATTTCCTTAGACTTGGATATGGAAAGTAGTTCCGGGTCTAGAAAATTCATCATTTACATTATCTCCATACTTTTGATCGATCACTTTTTTCAATTCCGGGATTCTATCATATTGATGAACTATATTGAATAGAGTGTCTGTCTGATTATATATGAGACCTATTCCATACTCGATCCGAGGAGATTTATCTGTATATCCATACTCATGAGCAAAAGAAACATTTTGAAAATTTTGACCTAGATCACCAGCTCCTGACTGAACAGCCGGTAGAGTTGTTCCTAATTGAATAGCCCAGGCATCCTCATTTGTAGTATATACTGTTGTGTCCTGATATGATGCATCCATGAGAATCATATTGAAAACTGCCTGATCGACAACTTTAATTGATCTTCCGATTGACATTTGATATATCATCAGAAGAAGACTTTTCACATTTCTAAAATTGCCTGCTATGACCCCAACATTAAAGATCATGTTTTCTTCCATTTTTCTATGGAAATACATACCAAAGGTCTGAAGAATGTTATTTCTTCCCCAAGGTTCATTCTTATATTGAATACCCTCTGAGGATGCTACAAGATTATTCAGATATAGATGTTCTTCCAGCCATCCTGTAGGATCCTTTTGAAAGATAACATCTCTAGTATCTGTTGTTACCACATATCGATAGTGATCTTTTGTAGATTCTAAAAATTCCCAAATAAAGAAAAATCTTTGGACATGTGGAGCTTCTTGATTTCCTTTAGGAGTAATAACATCTCCTGTGTCTCGATTTAGTTGTCCATATGCCTTAACAATAATCCCTTCTTGAGTAAGCTTATCCATAAAGGCCTTAGTTAGATCAGTTCCTACTAGAGCAACGTCTCCTCTAAATCCTGCTCGCCGAATAGAATTTACCCAGTTTCTAACATCTTCCCATTTATAACCAGAGCAGCAACCTATAATTAAATCTTTCATTATTTTTCCTTTATTTTATCCAGGGATATTTTCCACCATAGAAATTCTTGACGCTCTCATTACCTTCTTTGAAGAAATTTAAGTCACCACCATATGCTGTATTCATATCTGGCAGAATATAATTGAGAGTATGTTTTCCAGTTGTATTATATTTTGCGGCAGGGTTGTCTTTGATGATCTTGAAAAATCTTCTGTCTCCACCCCATCCCCAGTGCCATAAGTGAGCGACATGAATCAAAAATTCACGTCTGAAGCAGAATG